ATGGCAACTTACAAAGACCTACTGACTCAAAAAGCAAAGCTCGAAGAGCAACTCGAAGCCGCGCGCCAGAAAGAGCTGGCAACCGTCACCGAGCAAGTGCGTCAAGTCGTGCTGGAATACGGCCTGACCGCTGAGGACATCGGCCTGGCACCGAAACGCGCCGCCAAGCGTGGCCCCAAAACGGCCACCGCCCCCAAGTACCGCGACCCCAAGACCGGCGCTACGTGGTCCGGCCGTGGTCGTGCACCCGCATGGCTTGGCAAGAACCGCGACAAGTTCCTGATCGCCTGATTCACCGGCAGGCACCGCCTGCCGCCACGAGGCGCACACCGGTCAGCCCAGCTGTCGGATGCGCGCCTCGATAGCGGCGGACAGGCGCGGAATACGCCGCGTCACCAGTTGATCAATGTCGAGCCGCTTCCTGATCACGACACGCGGCACCAGCACCGCAATCGGCACATCCGCACCGCGCTTGATGCGCTTGACGCCTTCGGCCTTGCGGTAGCGGCGTTTGAAGCCGGCCAGCGGCCGGTCGTGCTCCCCGATGTTCTCGGCCATCAGCACCACATTCCCCCGGTCGTTCTTCACGAAATACGCGTTCCCCCCGCGCATCAGCTCGGCGATCTGCGCCTTGAAGCGCTTCCTGCCAACGCGTCCGTACAGCGGAATCAGCAGCCGGCCCGCGATCACACCACCCCGCTCGTGAATGGCGGACCACGGCACCCGCGAGCCCACGTAGAGCGCCGGCAGACGTTTAGCATCCTTGTCCAGCACCTTGGCCGTGAAGCCCTTGAGGAACGAGCGCTTCACCACCCGCATCTGGCCGGCCACGTGATCGCGCACCTGCTGCTTGAGTTCCGCCGCCTCGCCAGCCATAGCCTGCGCGACGGCCTTCTTCACCTTCGGACGGAATTCGCCCGCCCAGCGGCGCAGTTGGGCCTGTGCTGCCGCGCTATCGATTCGAACGGAAACGCGCATGGTTGTGTGTCTTGTCGGTGAGCTGATCGAGCGTGCGTTCCAGATTGCGTGCGTCGCCCCGCGTGCCAATGGCGATCAGTGACAGCAGCCGCGCGTCGCGTGCTGCCTCCGCACGGGCGGTGGCGTCCAAAAACGCTCGCACCTGCGCAAGGGTGTAGCCAAGAACGTCGGGCAGCCGGTGGCCGTGGTCGATCAGCCGTTGGATGGCATCGAACCAGATGGCACCGGCCCTCTCGCCACTTGTTCGATCAGAACGTTGAGTCTTGGCAGCACCGTCCGGGTAAAAAAATCCGCGTTCACCTCGACCACCTTGGCCGCCAGAAGAATCGCTTCGTCAGCGGCCAGGTCATCGACCCAGGTTCGGGGCTTGCCCACCGCGATCGCCACCGCCTGCAGCAGATCGTCGCCGTGCTCGATGAAGAGCGTGAGCCAGTCGATCTGCGGAGCGTTTAGCTGCTGCAGGACAGGCGAGATCGCGCGCAGGAAATCCGGCAGCCGCCCCACCTTCAGCGGCAGGATGACGAGCGACTCGCCGCCCACGGTGAGTTCGGCCGGCTGCGGAATGAGCTTGTCCAGATCATCCATGGCTGGCCTCACATTTGCACGATGCGGCCGAACTGACCGAGCACCGCATCGACGGGCTTGGTGGCATCAGCCAGTAGCGAGCCCTCCATCTCGAACTTGTTATAGTCGTCCGAGATGAGGGAGAGCTCCTTGAGTGGGTCGAAGGCGACGCGGTACAGCTCGACCAGCACCTTGGCATTGCCCTGGGCCGTGTTCAGGCCCTCCAGGCGCAGGTAGCGCTCAGGCAGCGGCTGCGTGAAGATGCCGATCTCGGTCGACACGCCGTAGGCGTAGGTCGCCTTGAACGGCTTCACGTACGGCACCGGCGGGGTGGCACCGTCGTCCAGGCGTAGGAACTGGATCGACCCGAAGTCCGGATCGCCGGTGTAGTCGATACCGGCCGCCAGCGTGGCAGGCTTGGCGCTGCTGTCCTTGATCACCAGCTTCGACACCTTGGGGTGCGCCAGGAAGTAGCGGTCGCCCACCAGTGGCTGCTCACCGCCGACCGGCTCGTCGTTGACCAGGCCGCCGTCGCCGGTGACGTGGTTGCCGTACAGGGCCAGCGCAAGGTTGTCCTTGGTGAACTCCTCGATGGTGAGATTGAGGGTGGCTGACTTCTGCTTGACCATCCGGTGGTCGAGCGTGCGCTGGCCGCTCTGACTCTCGTAGTGCTCCAGAACATCTGTTTTGAGGGACAGCTTCAACTCGGCGACGTTGCCGGGCGAGCGCACCTCATAGGGCATGCCCGCGGCATCTCGCTTGCCGAGATAAACCCGCCCCTGGAAGGAGGCGTAGGTACTCATAGAAAATCCTTGCGTGACGCAGAAATGGGTACGGGGGTAAGCGCTGCCCGAACGGGGGCGCTTGGACGTGCGGGTGGCCGCCGGAAGCGGCGGCCAGAACGGCTGTCAGAACGACATCAGGCCGGCGTCGCCAGGTCGGCGGCCAGGGTCCGGTAGGTGACGCGGTAGCGCGCGGGAATGGCTGCCGCCACAGCGTCGGCGTCCTCGACGTCCCACTCGCAATCGAGCTCGTGGATACCGAGCGCCAGGCCGCCGACATTCACATCGGCCATTAGCGCGGCGTGGGCCGCGACAAGCAGCCGGTCGGCTTCGGTTTCCGGCGTAGCGGGCGGCACCGCGCGGGCCAGCGCCGTCATCCGCACAGTCAGTTCGCGGGTGACGCGATCATTGGCCCGACTGACGATGGCATCGCTCTCCGGGTACACCACCAGCGCCGGACACTGTTCGCGCGCGATAGCAACCACCAGTGAGCGGTGCAGCGTGGCGCCGAGCGCCTGCACCGGCATACGGACGGCCGCCAGCACCGCGAGCAGGATCCGCTCGCGGACAGAGTTGACTGCCATGGGGGATTACAGGCGAGATTACAGGCGCGTGAGCCTGGCGCGGATCTCGGAGCCGTCGCCGACGGCCCGCAGGTCACGCACGAGGAAGACGCCGCCCGCGATCTCGACGGTCTCGCGGGGCGCGAGCCCCGCAAAGACGCGACCGGGGTAGGACATCACATACTCGGTGCTGACCGTCAGGCCGTCGAGCAGCGTCTCGTCAGGCGCGGCGAAGCCCACCTTATTGGTGCGCGGCGGGCTGCCGTCGGACGGCCGCCAGACGCACTCTTTCAGCAACCCGGCATTGCCAGCGGCTTCGTAGAGGGTCTCCACGATATCCATGGTCACCCCATCGTCAGCTTGACCAGCACGCCGGGGCGCAGGCACATCGGCAGCGGGTTGGCCTGGGTGTGCACATCGGTTCCGCGATCGAACTTGCGCGGCTCCTGCTTGGCGTACATTGGCTGGCCCAGCGTGTTGACCGTCTCGTTGAAGTCCGCCGGCGCGAAATACGTGCTGAAGGTGTCGATGGTGCCCGTTGGGAAGATGTGTGCCGCGCCCGGTTCGATGAAGTTGCGCACCTTGCCCTCCGCGTCGGACGCCTTGCCCCGATACTCCTCGAAGGTAATGCCACCGAACTCGAAGCCGGCCCGCACGTCGTTGATCAGCATGATCCCTTCACGCCAGCGCGAATAGGCCTCCTTGACGCTCTTGTGGCTGACCAGCGCCTTGAAGAAATCGGTCGAGCACAGGCAGTGCACGCCGGTCATGACCTCGCCGAGCAGGGATTCGTCGATCATGCTGAGCACATCCGCGCATTTGTTGCGGACCTCCGTTTTGTCGGCGCCCAGCTCGAAGTTCACCACCTTCTGCTGAATGCGGAACTCATCGAACAGGTTGTAGAGGGTGGAACCATCGGCATCGAGGATCTCGCCTTTGAGCGCGCCCATGCGCAGGTGTTCGAGCGTGATGGCGTGCTTGTTGCGCATCGTTTCCAGGCGCTCGGCCATCACGCTGGACACCGATTCCAGCTCGGTTTCCGAGCCGAAGCTGCGCAGCCCCTGCACGGCTTCGGGCAGCACCACGTCATCGTGTGGGATGTGGGGGATGACGAAGGAGCGCACGTTGCGCCGGCCGCGCGTGCCGACCGTACCGGGCGAGCCCGGCGGCAGCGTCGGCAGCAGGGTCAGCACACCCTCGCGTTGCTCCACGATGATCTGGCGAGTTCTCACCGGCTTGGGCGCAAACAGATTCATCTGCTCCAGCTTGCCGTACCGGTTTGGGATCAGGTTGATGGCCGCCGTCATCGAGGCCATCTCGAAGGCAGGATTAGTGAATGGATTTTGCATAGTCGATCAGGCCCCGATGCGTACCAGGACGCCCAACGCTTTGAGTTGAGAGATCGCGGCGTGCTGCTCGACGGCGGCGATGCCGGCGGGCCACTGCAGCGCGTGGCTGGCGACGATGGCGTGGCGCGCGACCATCAGGCCGTCGTCACGATCGGCGAGGTGGGCGTCGCACGTCTGCATCAGCACACCGGCGGCGTACTGGCTGCCATCGGTGGCGGAGGGGTCAAGCTGCTTGACCTTGCCCGTGGCGGTCACCATGCCGACCACGGCGCCCAGGGACAGGGTCTGGCCGGCGGCCACGGTCACGCGTTCGCGCGAGTACAGGTTGGGCGCCTCGTATTTCAGGAGGTCGCCCAGGTTCAGTGGTTCTTGAAGAACTGCCATGGATCGTGATTACTGAATGCCCAGGCGCTTCTTGACGGCCTGGAGCAACGGGTTGTGGGGGGATGCGGGATGGCCGGCGCTGGCGGACATGGCCGGCACCTGCGGATCGATGCGGCTGGCGATCTCGGGCGATACCTCGGCCCGCGCGGCGAGCAGTTGGCTGCGCACGCGCTCGGGCATCGCACGCGCTTCGAGGAATCCAGCGATCATGTCGGTGCGACCGGCCAGCGTGCACAGCTGGGCGATCTCCACGGCGTCGGTGTGGCTGGCAACGGGGGCCGCCTGCGGCAATGCAACCACTGGGGGTTGGGCGGTGGCACCAGGTGCTTCCGCAGCCGGCGCGCTGACTGCAGCGAGATCAGGTTGAGTGGTCATGGAACAGTCCATCTGGAGGTTGAGAGAAACGCCGCGCGCCGTCATGGCCGGCGCGGCAGGAGACAGGGATGCAGTGAGTTGGGCGAGCGCGTCATCGAAGGTGCCAACGTCGTCGGCGAGCCCGGCCGCGACCGCGTCCTGCCCGAAGAACAGCCCCGCTTCTGTGGCGGTCACCGCCTCTGCGGCGATGCCGCGGTTGTTCGCCACGGTCGCAACGAAGAGCCCATACAGCCGATCCACCTCGGCCTGCAGCTGCGCTTGCGCGGCGTCGCTGATCGGTTCATGTGGGTTCAGGTCGTTCTTGCGGGCACCGGCGAAGACCGCCGTGTAGCGGATGCCGTCCTGCTGGTCCTTGACGGACTGGTCGACGTGCATGGCGATGACGCCAATCGAGCCGACGCCGCCCGTGCGCGAGACGAACAGGCGCGACGCGGCGCTGGCGAGCGCGTAGGCCGCCGAGAACGCCATGTCGTTGGCCACCGCCCAGACCGGTTTGACGGCGGCGGCGGCACGGATGCGGTCGGCCAGATCGAACGCCCCGCCCGACTCGCCGCCCGGGCTGTCGACGTCGAGCAAGATCGCGGCCACGCCGGGATCGGCCAGCGCGGCGTCCAGTTGGTCGCCGATGGCGGTGTAGCTCGCCAGCCCCGATTCGGCCTCCAGGCCCACGGTGCGCCGCACCAGCGTGCCGTGGATCGGGATCACGGCGATCTGGGTATGGCCGCGGGCCGGGCCGCGTGGGGGCGGCGTGTAGTCGCCCGGCGGTGCCAGGTCGGCCAGGCCCACACGTGGCCCCAGCACCGACAGGATCACGTCGAGTTTCGGGCGATCAATCGCCAGCGGCACACCAAACAGGCGTGTCGCCAGATGAGGCAACAGGGTCATGGAAATCCTTCAGGCGGCGACGGGTTCGCCGGCGGTCGCGTCCGTGCGGGACGCGGCGGGTGCGCCGTCCTTGGCGGTGTGGCGCGGGTCGGAATCGAATACCAGCCCGAGCGAATCGGCTCGGGCGTTGTCGGCGGCGATCTCGCGGTCGGTATCCTCGGCGTCGTAGCCGAACGTCGAGATGGCTTCCGAGCGGCTCATCAGGCCGGCACGGATAGCTAACAACATCGCTTTGAATTCTTTCTCAGGATCCACCCATTGCCAGCCCTGCGGGACCCATTTCGCCTGCAGGTACTGACGGCGGCGGGCGGCGCCACCGCGCGCGAAGCCGGGGGCCACCAGCGCGCCGGCAAGCACCGCCTGCTTCATCCAGGCGGCCCACACCGGGCGGCACATCTGGTGGACCAGCACGCTGTGCTGCACCATCTCGCAGCGCCGGCGGAACTCCAGCAAACCCGCCCGGATGGACGAGTAGTTGACGCCGGTCAGGTCCCCGGTCAGCTGCTCGTAGGTGATACCCAGGGCTGCGGCAACTGCGCGGAACTGCGTGCGCAGGAACTCGCCATAGGATCCGCCCACGTCGGCCGGATCCGAGAACTTGATGTCCTCGCCCGGCTCCAGAATCTGCAGCGTCCCAGGCTCCAGCCCGACCAGCGAAATACCCGCCTCGTCCGGCAGGCCCTCGCCCATCAGGTTGTCCTCCGGGCTCTGGCGGGTGACAAAGCCGGCGAACATGGCGGCGGTTTTCTTGCGCACCAGCTCCGCGTCGTCGTACTGGTCGAGTTCGTTCAATTTGACCAGTGCGCGCGACAGCCACGGCTCGCCCCGGATCTGGCCGGGCCGCAGCACGCGGAACAGGTGGATCACCTCGCCCGCATCGACCCGCACGGTATCGAGCCCGCCCTGCCCCGACATCGGCGCGAGCCTGCCGTCGTCCGGATGAGACCGGTACAGGTGGTAGGCCACCCGGCGCCCCAGTCCATCGAACTCGATGCCCGAGCGGACCACGTTGCCGGACGACAGGTCGACGTTCAAGGTCATCGGCAGGTGCTCGGCCTCCAGCAGCTGCAGTTGGAGCGGCACGGTAAGACCGTCCTCCTCGCGGCGTGGGCGCAGGCGGATCAGGCACTCGCCGCCTTCGAGCATGGCCCTGCAGGCGAGCGCCTGCAGGCCGTAGAAGTCGGTCTGGCCGGCGGCATCCGCCTCCTCAGTCCAGTCGCGCCACAGCGCCTGCACATCAGCCTTGAAAGCGTCGTCCGTGGACAGGCTCTGCGGCTTGATGCCGGTGCCGACCGCATTGGCGACAAACGCCTCGATGCCGGCCTGCGCCCAGGCATTGCGCCGCACGAGGTCGCGGCTCTTGATGCGCAGGTCCGCGCCGCTGGCGAGCAGCGCCGCCACCGCGCCCGGGTTGCCGGGCCGCCAAGCGAGCGCACGCCGGCCCCGGCCAGCGGCCTCGTGGACCGGCGGCTGGCCGAACACGCTGCGGATGCGGGCGAACCAGCCGCCAGAGGTTCGGCCAGGGGTTCGGGAGACAGCTTGGGCCATCAGAACCCTTTGCCGGTCGTCACGCGGATCTGGCGCGGGGCACCCGGCCACAAGCCGGTTTCGGCTGCCTGCTCGAACAGGCCACGCCGCACCTCGCGGATCGCGAGCTTGAGCTCATCGACCGAGCGGTACTCGACGGTCTTGTCTTGGAAGGTGACGCGACGCTCGCCCTTTGCGAGCGAGGCCTCCAGCGCTTGCAACTGCGCTTCGGTATATGCCATCAGCGGAATACGATCAGGTTGAGTTCGGAGGTATCGGTCAGCGTCCCGGCCGCGGTCGTGCAGATGACCTCCACGAACGCCGCGGTCTTGGCCTCGGCGCGCGTGCGGGCGCCGGCGGCCTTCATGGCGGACTGGCGCCCGGCGTTGCGGGCGAAGGCCGTCCAGCAGTAGCCGGCGTCGGGCATGGGCTCGGTGAAGGCCACGCGGTACTTGCCCGTGCCGACGCGGATCACGCTGTCGACGTTGAAGGCCGACCGGATCACCGCCTGGTCGCCGACGGTGCCGAAGCACACCCAGGCGCGGGCCAAGCCCGGGTGGTCCGCCGTGATGCGCGCGCGCACCTCCTGGGCAATGGCGGCGGCGAGCTCGGCGATGTTTCCGGTCAGCGACATCGGCGGCGGGTCAGGCGCCCGACAGAGCCGCCTCGAAGACCGGCACGAAGTCCGTCTCGGGGTCGCCGATGGCGGCAGCCGCCACCGCACCGATGTTCTGGCGGGCCTGGGCCTGCTCGTCGACAGTCAGCGCCTGCGCGGCATCGAAACGCAGGCGCCGATCCACGGCGGCCAGCAACGCGGCGATGCCGGTCTGGTCCTTGAGGATCGCCTCCTGCAACTCCTTCAGGGTGTCGAAGGCCGCGTCCGCACCGCCGAGCAGGTCGGCCTTCAGTGCGTCCAGCAGGCTGGTGATACGCGAGGCGGAGAACGTGGTCGTGGTGCCGGCCGCGTTGGCGTCATCGATCAGCGCGGCGCTGGCGATCTTGTCGAACTGCGCGCGCAGCTCGTTGATCGCCGCGACGAGGCTGGTCTTGTCCGTGGTCGACAGCCGGGCGAGCGTGCCTACCTGCTCGTGGATGACTTTGAACTCCGACGCGAGGCGCTGGATCAGGGATTCGATGCGAGTCTGCAAACTCATGGGGGATGAACTCCGGGTATCAGAAAAACGAGCACCGGGGTGCTCAGGACAGCCAGCGGCTCTTGATCACGCGCCGGCTGGCTCGACGGACCCCGACACGGGGTCCAGAAACGGCGATGCCACCGCGAGCGGTGGCATCTGTTGGGGACAGCGATTCGGTTGTGGGTGGTACGTCAGGTGGCGGGGCCAGCCCCAGTTGCCGCTCCAGTTCGCGCCAGTGGCGCTCCTCGAAGCGATCCAGGCCCGCTGAGCTGGCGGCTGCCCGCGCGTACACGTAGCAGTCGAGCGCCTCGTTGCGCTCGCGCATCTTTTGCCACTCGCGGATCGGGAAGCCGTTGCGATCGCGGCGGGTGATCAACTGCTCGGCACACAGCTGCTGCAAGTACTCCGCATCGACCTTGGGCAGATGGACAAACCCCGATGGGTACGCGATGGTCACGCCGTCCTCGGCCACGTCGGCAGCTTTGCGCAGGTTGTTGTAGAACTCGACCTTGGCGATGCCGACCGCCACCGTGAAGAGCTTGATGCCCCGGCGCAATTTCTTGCCATTGCGCAAGACGTCGACCGCCGTGGGCGAGCCGATCAGCGCGGCGCCGCGCGCTACGCCCTTGACTGCCATCACCCGCGCGTCACGGCAGGCGCGCACGAAGGCGTAGGCTTCCTGCGTGGCGAAGCCGGTGTCGAGCGCGATGCGCGCCAGCGGCATCGACGCGCCGCTGGCGTGGGTCCACTGCTCGTCAACCAGTTCGGCCAGCCGCTTCCACACCCCGTCGCGGGCGGTGTCGCCCATCAATACGCGGTGCTCCACCAGCCAGGACACCTTGCCGCGCCCGAACGCCCAGACCGAGACCTCCACGCGATCCTTCTGCACGTCGGCGCCAGCCGAGAGCAGCAGGCCGCCCGCCGGCACGGTGCCGATCGGATAGTCCTCGCGGCGCTCCAGCAGGCGCTGCCAGTCGGGTGCCTCGCCCTCCTCGACCCAGGTCTCGCCAAGCTCGGTGTTGCGGAACGTCTTGATCGCCGCCGCCGAGCCGCTTTCCTTGCTCACCGCGCTTTCCCAAGCCGCGGCGATGTCACGCCAGCTGCGCCAGCCCACAGGGCTGTAGAGCGAGGACAGGTGAAAGCCCGCCGTGCGGCCGACCGCCTCCGCCATCGCCCGCCATTCGCCCTGCTCCAGCATCCACGCCTTGTGGTGCTCATGGATGGGGTCCTCGCAGGCTTCGCAGATGTAGGCCACTGTGTCCGGCTCGCCCTGGGTCCAGCGCAGTTGCTCGAAGCGCAGCCACTGACGGTGATCGCAGTGCGGGCATGGCACGAAATAGCGACGCTGATCAGAAGCGTCATATTCGCGTTCGATGGTGCTGGCGCCGGAGATGGTCGGGGTCGATACGATGAAAATCTTGCGGCGCGCGAACGTCCTGGTCCGGGCCTCGGCCAACGAGATCGCATCGCCTTCGCCCTCGACGTCCAGCGGGTAGCCGTCCACCTCATCGAGAAACAGGTACCGCACCGGCATCGAACGCAAACCCACTGCGCTGTTGGCGCCGGTCATGACCAGCACGCCGCCCCTGAACTCTTTGGCGAGGATGGTGTTGCCCGAGTCCCGCGAGCGGGCTGGCGCGATGCGCTCGGCGAGTGCAGGCGACTCCTCGATCAGCGGGTCGATTCGCTGCTTGGAGTTGCGCTTGGCCATCTCCACGGTGGGCCAGACGGCCATCATGGGTCCCGGCGCGTGGTGGATGACGTAACCGATCCAGCAACTGCCGCACTCGGTGCCGCCAACCTGTGCCCCCTTCATGAAGACCACCCGCTCGATGGGCGAAGTCGGCGACAGGCAATCCATGATCGCGCGCAGGTACGGCGTGCGGCTGGTGCGCCAGCGCCCGGGCTCCGCCGAGGCTTTGCTCGACAGCATGCGGTGGCGGTCCGACCATTCTGAGACGGTGAGCAGCGGATCCGGCGTCAACCCCTCACGCCAGGCGCGCTCGATTTCGGCAGCGCCTTCGTAATCCGCTACCAGCATCAATCCACGCGCGGGCGCAGCTCGCCCAGCTCCTGCAGGTGGTTACGCACAGCCGCTTCCAGCGCGACGTGCATCGGGTGTGGGTCGATGCCCAGCGCCGCCGCCATCTGCGCGGAGACGCGCGCCGGCCAGTTCAACCATGCATCGCGCTCGGCGCGCGCCAGCGTGAAGACATGCGCGATGGCCTGCGAGCGGTCCACCAGTTCGCCCTTGAGGCGGGCCAGGCGCACCTTGTTGGTCTGCGCCTTGACCACCTCGTTGACGGTGCGGGCCTGCAGCAGCGACGTGCCGCCCGTGTGTGACGACGCCGGCCCGTCCGGGGACTGGCCGCCCTCCTGCGGCACGGCGACCCGCACGGGCCGGGTACGCGTGCCGTTGCGCGGCGCTTCGGTGTTGCGTGCCCATTCTGCATCGGCGCGGTCCGCATCGAGGGTGCCATCGGCTTCTGGCGTGATGCGGCCGGCAGCAATGGCCTTGCGCACGGCGGCATCGGACACGCCCCGATGCCGTGCATAGGCGCGAATCGAAATTCCCATCTGGATTTGGCTGGTTGTTTTGTGGATAGCGCTTGGCTTCTGTGCGCCACAGCGCGTTCATGTGTCCAGCAACACGACACCTCAACCGGAGCAAATGATGAGCAAAACCGTGACCCGAACCGACGTGGTCGAAGAGCTGAACGATATCCAGCAACAGATGCTCGATCTGATCGAGAACGCGCGCGGCCTGCTGAAAGCCGGCGGATTCGGCAGCGCGCTGGATCGTGCCGAGGACTACTGGATTGCGCACATCACGATGGCGATCTCCGACGACCACGGCTACCTCGGCAGATCGGGATGCACCCTGCAGGACACCATCGAAGAAATCGAGAGCGGTGAAGACGAGGACGAGGAGGAGGACGACAACGCCTGATCGCACCGGCCGGACGGCACAGCCCGTCCGGCAACTTCCAACGAATAGCGCTTGGCTTCTCCGCCGAACAGCGCGTTCATCACAACACGTTCAAACCACCTCGAAGGAACACACATGACGACGCAACCACTGACCCCAGCACAGCACGCCATCCTCGCCTACGCCATCCAGAACACCGGCGGCAAGATCGAATGGTTCCCCGACAACATCAAAGGCGGCGCACGCAAGAAGGTGCTCGAAGGGCTCGCCAAGCGCACCCTGATTGCCGACAGCGGCGACGACTGGCTGGTCACGGCCGCAGGCTACAACGCACTGGGGCTCGACGCGCCGCAGCCCGAGGAGCCTGCCGAAGAATCCGACACGGCGCGCAAGATGCCCCGCACGCGGGCGAACAGCAAGCAGGCCCAGGTGATCGCGATGCTGCGCCACCCGGACGGGGCAACGATCAACGAAATCTGCAAGGCGACCGGCTGGCAGGCGCACACGGTGCGCGGCGCGTTTGCCGGCACTTTCAAGAAGCGGCTGGGCCTGACCATCATTTCCGAGAAGTCGTGCGACAGCGAGCGCGTCTATCGAATCGCAGCAGAGGCTGCCGACCAGTCCGCCTGATGTCGCGCGGGGCCGACTGCGATGGCAGCGGCCCCCGCTGAGGCTGCAAACAGCGCTTGGCTTGTGGCCGGAACAGCGCGTTCATACGCGTGTCGCAACGACATCAACTACGAGGACACAAACATGGACATCAGCAACGCTATCCGTAACCACAGCAACTACGACGCCGATGATTACAACTACCTGCGGGCCAAAGGCTGGACCGACACAGAAATCCTTGAGCGTTGGAACGCCGAAGCGCTGAACGGCAGAGGGCCCTGCCGCTGGCAAGCGGAGCCGGCCCGCGCGAAGCTAGCGGCCGTGCTCGGCAACGGATAGTCCAAACGACAAAGCCAAGCTGCAGATCGATGCTTCATGCATTGAGCTCCAGCTTGGCTTCCCGGTCGAACAGCGCGTTACTGGTGCCATCGCAACGGTCAACGCAAAGGAGCAAAGCCATGCGCACCACCAACCTTCCCCTCACCCCCGAATCCCAGCGCGAGCAAGCACTGCGCTGGTTGATCCAGAACCGACGCCCGGATGTTTCCATCGAACAGGCCATCCGCGTGCTGACCACCGCGCTCCCCCGCGATCGCCAAACCCTGCTGATCCTCCGGCACATTGCAGAGGAGCAGACAGCAGAATCGGCGGCCAAGGCCCCGTTCAATTGGCGGACGCCCCTCGGTCTGCAGCCTCGCGGATAGCCGCTCCATGGGTGCGGTGTACTTGCCCTATCAGTTGGTACAACCGCACCACCCTTCTCGTCCATGTTCGCTCCGGCGAGCACAACTTCGCGTCGAGCACGGGGCTTAGCAATGGCGATTGCTAGCATCGAAAGCCCGGCGCTCTCGCCGCCTGGGCTTGTGTATTCCACCTCTTGGAGCAATAACGAAACGATGCTTATACAGACACAGTACCCAGGAATTTACGTCGCCACCGCGAGTGACGAACAATATTCGGCCAATCTATACAAAAATGAAGCTGATGCCGCACTGAACAAGATTGCTTCTGGGCGCACAGGCAATCAACTGCTTCGGGACATTGGTTCGCTTAGCGCTAAGAAGGGGCGCAAGCTAACGATCAGTGAAATCGGCGCAGGGGAAAGTCCGTGTACTGAACCTGTTCTGACGGCATCGCAGCTCGATAAGCACCAGCCATCAAGTTTCAAAGAAAACAAAAAGATTGCCAAACAGTTTGCGCGAAAAGGAACCTTTTCAAGCGGAGACGGCTGCAGCGCGATTGTGAACTGGAACCCAACAACAAACATCCGGCTCAGTCAAGACGGTTCGCCTCTGGGATACGGCCGAGACTCAGATGAGTCCTTTGCGGTGCTGGCTCATGAACTGGTTCACGCTCGGCACGTGATGGCGGGAACCTCGAAAGCCTGGGTTGGTGACCGCTACGATCCGAGCAGCGAAGCAGGAAAGGAAGAATCGAGGGCTATCGGCATTGGCAAGTATGCCTTCTCCAAAACTGGCGAACCATCTGAGAACTCAATCCGATCGGAACACGATCTTCCGCTAAGAGCCAAGTACCAGGCTCGCGACGAATAGCAACATCAAGACGTTCCGAGCAGGCTCGGCTTGAGGTTAGCAGCAGGATCCAACATCGTGCCGTCCGTCTCACGATATGCCAACCTGCCGGTCCAATCCTGCCAGCGGCGCACAATCACATCGGCGTATTTGGGATCCAGCTCGATCAGGCGCGCAACGCGCGCCGCCTTCTCCGCCGCAATCAACGTCGTGCCCGAACCGCCGAACGCATCCAGCACGACGTCGCCCGGTCGGCTCGAATTGCGGATGGCGCGCTCGACCAGTTCCACCGGCTTCATCGTGGGGTGCAGGTCGTTCCGGGCAGGCTTGTTGATCTGCCACACGTCTCCCTGATCGCGGTCGCCACACCAGTGGCGTTGCGCGCCCTCTGCCCACCCGTACAGGATCGGTTCGTACTGCCGCTGGTAGTCTGCGCGCCCGAGCGCGAAAGTATTTTTGGCCCAGATGATGAACGTCGACCAGCGGCCGCCGGCTTCGCGGAACGCCGCCTGCAGCACGTCCAGTTCGCTGGAGGACATGGCCACGTAGATGGCCCCCCGACAGTTGGCGACCAGCGGCGTCAACGCCGCCCGTAGGAAATCGTAGAAGCTGCTGCCCAGGTTGTCGTTCAGGATGGCCCGGCTCGTGCCACGCAGCCGGTCCTTGGCCGTGTTGGCGTAGTTCACGTTGTACGGCGGATCCGTGAAAACCATGTCCGCCAGCTCGCCCTGCAGCAGCCGGTCGTAGCTTTCGGCGATGGTGGCATCCCCACAGAGCAGCCTGTGCTTGCCCATCACCCAGATGTCGCCCGGCCGTGAGATCGGATCCTCGGGTACCTCCGGCAGCGCAATCTCCTCCGACTGACCGTCACCCTCCTCGTCGTCCATCAGATCGGCCAGTGCGTCGGCATCGAAGCCCGTCAACGACAGGTCGAAGTTCGCCGCATCAAGCGCAGCGAGCTCGGCGCGCAGCACCGCTTCGTCCCAGCCGGCGTTCTCGGCGATGCGGTTGTCGGCGATGACCAGCGCCCGCCGTTGCGTCGGGCTCAGGTGATCCAGAACCACCACCGGCACCGCCTGCAGCCCCAGTTTCATGGCGGCAGCAAGGCGGCCGTGCCCCGCAACGATGACGCCATCACCGCCGGCCAGGATCGGGTTCGTGAAGCCGAACTCCACCATGCTGGCGGCGATCTGCGCGATCTGTTCGTCGGAGTGGGTTCGGGCGTTTGCCGCGTAGGGAGCGAGCCGCTGGGTCGGCCAGAGCTGGATTTTGTCCGCGAGCCACGAGGCCGTCATTGCTCCACCTCCGCGTGCGCCAGCCGCTCCGCGGCAACTTCGGCGAAGGTTTGGCCGCTGGACTGCAGCGTCACCGGCACCGCGGGGAAGTTCTGCTGGAAGCGTTGGATGGTCACGTCCACGTACTCAGGCGCGATCTCGACGCTGCGGCACTGCCGGCCGGTCCGCTGCGCGGCCAGCATCGTGGTGCCGCTGCCGCCGAAGGGTTCGAACACGACGTCGCCCGCATCCGAGTACGCCTCGATCACGAACTCCGGGAGCGCGACCGGAAACACCGCCGGGTGGTCGATGCCTTTGCCGATCTTGCCTTTGTGGCGTATCACCCGAATCACTGAGTCGGGGATCCGGGTGTCTTGGGTGACCTTGCCCTCGTGCGTCCAACTCCCACGAACGCCGTCCCTACCCCGCATCGAGGTCGACGTGCCGTCCGGCCGCAGGTGTTCATCCTTGCCGGCGAACTTGCACGCTACCGTCTTGTTCGGCCGGCGAGCCTCCCGGTTGAAGTGGAAGACGAATTCGAAGGATGGCCCCAGGCGCCCCATCCAGTCGCCGGGCATCCCCGGCCCCTGGTCCCAAACGTACCAGCCGAAGCGCCGCCAGCCCTGCGTGCGCATCCAGCCGATCCAGGCGTCCCAGTACGGCACGACCTCGCTGTAGCGATGGACCAGACCGAGGTTGACGAGAATCTGGCCGTCGGCGGCCATCGGCAGATTGCCGAACACGCCCCGCATCAACACATCCCAGTCGGCGATGCCGCCGCTGGTGTAGTTGCGCTGGTTGGCGTAGGGCGGCGAGGTAAAGCACAGCGCGGCCTGCTGGCCCGCCATCAGGGCTGCGGTTACGGCGGCATCAGTGGCATCGCCACAGATCAGGCGGTGCTCGCCCAGGAGCCAGACGTCGCCCAGCCGGGACACCGGCGCCGCCGACGCTGGGGGCACGTCGTCCGCCGCATCCGCTTCGTCGGCATCCGAACCGCTGTCACCCTCGGCGTCGTCAAGGTCTTCGGCCAACAGGGCATCAATCTCGTCTGCGTCGAACCCGGTCAGGGCCAGCTCGTAACCGGCATCGGCCAGTTCCGCGAATTCCAGCGCCAGCAGTTCCTCGTCCCAGCCGGCATCGAGCGCGATGCGGTTGTCGGCCAGGATGAGCGCTCGCTTCTGCGTGGGCGACAGGTGCACCAGTTCGATCACCGGCACGTCTTCCATGCCGAGCTTGCGCGCGGCGGCCACGCGTCCGTGGCCCGCGATCACACCGTTCTCGCCATCGACCAGGACCGGGTTGGTCCAGCCGTACTCCACGATGCTGGCGGCGATCCTGGCCACCTGCTCGTCGCTGTGCGTTCGCGGGTTCCTGGCGTAGGGAATCAGCGCCGCGACCTTGCGGTACTCGACGTTGAGCATGTTCTGTTTCGGGTTCCCAAAAGGAAACGGCCCGCGCGGGGACGAATCCCGGCGCAGGCCGTATGCGGTATTGCCGCGTAGAAATAAAAACGCCCGCCGACGGACGGGCCGTGGGCGGGCGTGGAATGGAGTCGTGCGAACCGGGAGGGGTGCGAACCGCGCACCGTGCGAACCTAGGTTCGCACTCTGACGCTAAGCAGGTCTTGCGCTCGCGCCCCCCGTATTGCGCCTTTTGGGGGAAGGACCCCCTCCCCCTGGGGGGCCTCGTCAGCCCCCCGCGCTCATGTCGCTACGATAGGCGTAAATGTACCGCTTTTCGCCGAAGATGGGACACCCCCCTTTTTGCGTTGGCTTGTCAATCGATAGCAATCCCCCGCAATCCTTCGCAGGCGTTGCCGAAATTACTCAATTTCACTCACCGTCCACCTGGGCACCGCCATTGAGCCGGCCGGCCACAGTCTGCATGGCTCGTTGCCAGCGCCGTTGTGCCGTCTTGATGCAGCACGCATAGCGCTTGGCGATGTACCGCCATTCGTCGCCTTGGGCACGCATCCAGACGAGGTGACGGTGGTCGACGTCCAGCCACTGCACCCACCGCATCGTCTCCAGCATCCGGTCGATGGCTGCGGGACTCGGCGGATAGTAGTGGCGCGGTTGTTCGTCTGCCGCCAGGCGCTCCCATTGCTCACGCACGATGTGAGGCCAGACGCGGAAATAGCCCTGCACGCGCACGGGTGGCAGCGTCCGTCCGGTACGAGCCGCCTCCTCGAAACGCGCTGCCACCGAATCGAGAGTCCAGGCTTCCGAGCTACCGCTCATGGCGCTTGCCTCCCTCACCGTAGAGCCGCTCACCGATGCGACGCACCAGCTCGCGTTCGAGGAAGTCGAGGCGGTCGTCGGATTCGTTCACCACGAGGATACGTTGCTCGCGCCAGCCCTGCCGCTTGAACGCGTCGATATCCATGACCTCAGGCTGGGTGCGGGCCAGTGCGGATCGGTAGGACGGTGTGGGGATCTTCACGTCTTCCTCCCGTCGCGAAGCGATACCCCCGTCCATGCCCGAACAGTGCCCGATTGCAGTCTGGTGGATTGGAGGCCCTTGAACCGCAAGAACATGGTCAAGCGTTTGTGCGTGCTGGCGTATTGGTCGTTTGCCTGTGCCCAACTCTGCCAGCTTTCCCACAAGGAGCGGCTGGTCTCAGAAAAGCCCGTCCGAGGCCGACAGCAAGCCTTGAACCAAGCCTGCATTGCGTGCGCTGTGGAGGATTCGTAAGCAAAAAGCGTGTCCAGTGTTGTCATCGATTTATCCAACTTGCATGTGTTGCCCGGCCGGTGACAGGTCTGAAACGACCCGACGAGCTACCGGATAACCATCTACGCCTGCGCGCACGCGTAGGCGTTAATCAGTAAACCCGTCGGGTTCCGGCGAGTGTGTCACCGGCCAAGGCGTGTCAATCGTCGCGATAGGGGTACGGCTGGCCGAAAGGCTTGGCTCTGAGTGCAACCCCGGTGAGGCCCCTCGCACCCGAGGCCAGCCGACATTTCTCGAACTTGCGCGTCGCCATCAGCTCGGAGAAGCGCTTGACCGAGCCCACGTACTCACCCGCCCGCTCGGCCCACTCCCGCCAGTCAGCAAACAGCCCCGAGACGCCTTCTCGATGGGCTCGCCCCACCAGACAGCGCTCCTCGATCCATTGCCCCAGCGCATCCTCGGCCTCGAAATACTCCTCGGTGGCCGACAGAACGCAGGCGGGCGGATCCAGGCGCTGGCGCTGCCAGGCGAGACACCCCTCGATGGCCCAAGCCAGAATCCCGTCCCGCTCCTTGAGCAGCTTCTCGGTGAGCCGGCCATCGCGGCGTTCGGGCGGCACGGTGACCGTGAAGGGAATCAGGTGCAGGCGCCGCCTCATCGCCTCGTCCACGTTGCGAATCGATGGCTTGTGGTTGCCGGCCACCAGCAGCTTGAACTGCGGCCAATAGTCGAAGAAGTCCTGGCGCATGAAGCGCGCGCTCACCTTGTCGCCGCCGGTGATCGACTTGACCTTCGACTCGTTCCACCGCCGGCCCTGCTCCGTCTCGATGGACGACACCAGGCGTGCACCGCGCAAGCCAGCCAGATCGGTGGGATGGCGATCGCCGCGCGCGTCCATGAACGTATCCATCGGCGCGTTGGCCGCGTAGTCGCCCAGAATCGTGGCCAGCACGTTCAGGAACACCGACTTGCCGTTGGCACCGGTGCCGTACAGGAAGAACAGCGCGTGTTCGCCGGTCACGCCCGTCAGGCAGTAGCCGACCATCCGCTGCAGGTAGGCCGCGAGATCCGTGTTGCCGCCAGTGATATCGCCGATGAACTCCAGCCACGAAGGGCAGCCTTCCCCGTTGCGTCCGCGCGGCGTCGCCGTCGTCACCTTGGTCATCCGGTCTTCGCGCCGATGCGCACGCAGGTTGCCCGTGCGCAAGTCCACCACGCCGCCTGGGGTGTTGAGCGCCCACACGTCCGCATCCCACTCGTCAGCGGTGGCTGCGTGCTTGGGATCCGAACGGGCGATCTTCTCGACCGAGGCGATGGTCGACGAGCTCGCCAGCTTGGTTTTCTGCCGCGGCGTTTCCGCCTTGAACGAGGCTGCCCGGCAGATGCCGCGCGACAGGTGGGTGACGTACAGCAACTGGTCGTGATTCCAGCGCACGCCGGTCCAGACCAGCCACTTGCCCCACAGGGAGCAGTAGCGCCAGTCGTCGCCGTAGCGGCGCGTGAAGGCCGTCGCCAGCCCGTCCTCGGTTTCCCAGTCCACGCCCTCCAGCACGTCCGCCGACACGGTGTCGTCCACCTCCAGTACCACGGGCACCCGTGCACCGGCCGCCAGATAGCCACCGATGTCGAAGTCCTCCTCGATCGCGTCGGCGGCATCCCAGCCCTCCGGTTTGTCGTCCGGCGGTAAAAGGATGGCCACCGACACGGCGCCCGCCTGCAGGATCGCCTGCGATGCCCGGTCGGCATACTCCCAGCCCGGCTTATCCCGGTCGGGCCAGATCAGCACGGCCTTGCCGGCCAGCGGCGACCAGTCGGTCTTCTCGACTGGCGCGTTCGCCCCGTGCATCGCCGTGGTGGCGACGATGCCAGTAGCGTCGACCAGGGCCTGGGCGCACTTCTCGCCTTCGACAAACACCACCTGCGTAGCACTCGCCAGCCCCGGCTGGTTGTACAGCGGGCGCGGATCCGGCGGCGCCATCTTGCGCCGCTTGGCATCCCACGGCCGGAACTCCTTGCCTCGGCCGGGTGGGTCGTAGCGGTACACCACACCGAGCAGCTTGCCGGCGGCGTCCAGGTAGTCCCACTTGGCCGTCTGCGGGCCGAGATCGTCCGTCGGCGGCTCGCGGCGCTTGCGGCGCACCGGCTGCGTGTTGACGAGGCCGAGCAGGTCCGCAGCCCGCGCCAGCACCTGCGGGAACTGCGTATGCACGTCGACCCCCAGGTTGCCCGCGATCACGGCAAACACATCCCCACCGTCACCCGTGGCGCGGTCGGTCCACAGGCCAGCCTTCTCCCCGTCGAGCACGATTTCCAGGCTATCGCCGGGGTTCCCGTGGACGTCGCCGATGACGAACTTGTTCCGACGCTTCTTGCCGGCCGGAAACAGGATGGCCAGCACCGAGTCCAGCCGCTCAAGCAGCAAGCTGCGGATATGCTCTCGCTCGGCCTCCGCGATTGCGGCGCGGCCGCTCTCCCGCCCTTGCCGGGAGCTGTCATTGAAGTCGAGCATCCGTGATCCTTCCTTCCGTGAATGCAATCCCCATTGGCGCGAACTGCACGTCCGCGTCCGGGAGGAGATAGCCGGTCTTGATCGCCACCTCGCGCACGAACGCAGGGTTCAGGTCGATCAGGTCGGCCACGTGTGCGAGGCCCTCGCCACGCAGGAAGCGCTCGGCGTCTTCCTGCAAGTGCTTCTTGTCCGCATAGCGCGCGTCTGCGATCGCCTGGCAGAGCACCGCCACGATCAGGCGCTGTTCCGGCAGCGGGCCAGTGGCTGGCGCGTTGACGTGGCGCAGCAGCAGCCGCTCCACAACTCGCATGGTCACGAGCGGGCGCGGACGCGCGGCTCGATGGGTACGGCGCGGATCAATGGCGCCGTGGGTTTTGGGACGGTGATTGAAATCCAGCATTGCGGTTACCACGGAATGTCATCTTCCAAGTCGGCGAACGCATCCGCCGACAGTCCTACGGAACGCCCTGCCACCCTGGGGGCGGCCTGGGCACGGGGTGCATCGATCGCCATCGCTTCCACGTACGCGGACGCGATGGCCTCGATCACCAGCAGGGCTTCTTCTTCGGTGTAGTGGCCAAGCGGCTTGTCGAAGCCGATCTCGCCCGCCACGCGCCCGAAGGGCCGCAGGCAGCGGCGCATCGCAGCACGCTGCTGCGCGGTGGTCTCAGGCATGTGCGCCTCCCGTGTGAGCGTCTCGGACAACGGCGGCTCGGTCTCGCGCCAGGCCCCGTACATCGCGTGAAAGGCGTCCTGGCAGCGACGCGAGCAGAAGGCCCAGTCGGGCGGATGGCGACGCGGATCGCCCACGCGAAAGCGCAGGTCCGAGTGCCGGTAGCCACGTGCTTGTTGGCGACAAACCCAGCATTGCACGCCCCCTCCTCACTGCGCCCACGCCGGGCGGGCGAAGCCGGCCGCTGGGCGCGTTTGGGCGGCGTGTGCCGGCGCCGACGCGGCGGGTGCGTGCGCGCGGCCACCCCCGGCGTTGGCGACGTTCGCCGGCGGCGTGTTGCCGCCCATGAGCGCGAGGTAGTCTTTGTGGTCCGGCTCCACCGCCTGTCGAATCACGTTGCGGGCGTCGCCGCGGCTGTCGAGCTCGATGTCGACGCGGCCGATAAGCACCAGGCCGTTGAGTTCACCGAGGTCGCGGATCCGGCGTGCGGCCTGGGCCTGGGGACCGTTGTCCTCCGGATGCACGCCGCGCGCGGAGTTGAGTGCGGCCCGCGCAAAGACCCGGCCCATGTTGGACCATTCGTCCCCCTTGGGCGAATACAGGCCGATCATCGACCACAGCTTGCGCTTGGCAAACGGCCCGTCGAGCACCACGAACTCGCTGGCGAGATACACACTGCCGGTATGCTCGGATTCGGTGGCCCAGCCGCCCGTCCAGCCACGGGACGGATCGTCATAACCGCCCGGACGGACGGTCATGCGGACCTTGAGCAGCGTGCCCTTGGGGATCAGGTCGAAGGTGACTTGTCGGCCGGCGTCGTTGAAGTCGTTCCAAAACGTCATGTTCAAAGCTCTCAGGTATCAGGAAAAATTCGGTTGTGTCGTGGCGCCAGCGAGCGGCACGGGCTTGCGGGGCGCCGCGGTCTTCGCGATCAACTTGCCCAGGTGCGGCTCCTCCAGGGCGTCCAGGCGCCCGGAGCGGTCCTTGGCCGGGTAACCCCAGGCGTTGTCGGTGTTGGTGACGAACGCCCGGAACGGCTCTGCGGGTTCGGCAGCCGCCTCCCCTTCCGGCGGCGCGTCTGGGCGCAGTAGCGCCAGCGTGATCACCTCATCGATGACACCGGGCAGCTCCAGCGCGGTCTTACTGCCCTCGAGCTGGATCCCGAAGAGCCGCCGGTTGAACTCGTCAACCTTCTCTTCCAGAATCGCCACGAACACGACGTGCTTGTCGCGCACGTGCTGCAGGTGCGTGAGGGCCGCGATCATCTCGGTACCGAGCAGGCCGTAGGCGCCCCGCGTGTCCGGCTTGCCGGTGCGCTCAGAAAACGCCTGCGGTTGCGTCCTGGCCCAGGCCAGACACAGCCGGGACAGCACGGTGATCGAGTCCACGAAGTACGTGCGGTACTTGTCCAACTGCGCCGGGTTGCCATAGCGGCGGCACACCGCATCGAAGTGCGCCTGCGAGTACGGCTGCTCCGGGCTGGCCGCCGGGTTGGGGCCGGCCAGGAACACGACCAGGTCGCGGAACTCGGGCCACGAGCGCGGGCGCAGCGTGTCGCCATACCAATCCAGCACCGCCAGATCGCCCGCCTCCAGATCGACAAACAGGGTGCTGTCTTCGGGCAGCGTCTTGAGCTGGCTGGTCTTGCCCGCGCCGGGAATCCCGACGAGGACGATCTTGGCGCAGCGGGGCTCGGCCAGGCGCTGGTCCGCACTGATGATGGGCAGCGTCATTGCCATGCCTCCTGAGCGGCGAGCACGACATGCGGCTGTTCCAACCTGAAACTGGGCTTGGCTGGCCGCACGCTGCGAGCGCCTTCGAACTGCTGGCGCAGAGGCGCTGGCCAACTGTTGTAGTTGGTCTCCGACACCTTGTAGGAGATGGTCATGTACTGCTCGGGGATGTCGCCCGAGGCTGCGATATTGCGAGCCAGTTGCCGCAGCTTGGCCTGGTCCCATTCCACAATCCGCTTCACCTCGCACTTCACGGTCTGGCCATGGTCGTCAATGCGCACCGAGCCGTGTTCGCGGCCGGACGCGAGAATGGCGCGCGTGGCGAGATCCAAGTACCGCAGTTCGCTCACCTGGTCGGCGAACGCGCGCACTTCCTTGGCGAAAGCATGAAGTTGCTCGACCTGGGCGATGAACTGGCGGTACGTGTCCAGGGGCGCCTCGGCGTAGTGCGCCGGGGGCAGTTGCATGGCGTGTTGGAGCGCGACGAGGTTCATGCTGCGTCTCCTTCCGAGTCCTCGGTGCAGCCGGGCACGTCGATATCGCCCTCAGGGTCCTCGCAGCGATTGCTCGAGCTCCTATAGAGGCTCTCCTGCTCGAAGTGTTCGATGTCTTCGAGGCGGTAGAGGACGGCGCCGCCTATTTTGAGGAATCGCGGGCCGACGCCGTCGGAGCGGTAGCGTGCGATGGTGGATTCGGCTCGGCCCCAGCGGATAGCGAGGTCTCGCTGGGTCAGATGAGGACGCAGTGCGGCGTCAGGGGTCTGTTCACGGGACATGAAATCTTGCGTTCAAGAGTGGATACACACCGGTTGCAGAGGCTTGCGCCAGCGCTGCAACCGATGTCCGTATCGTCTCGAACGGGATTACTCAGACCGTTCCTCAGATTCCTCAAACTCGTTCCTCAAATCGAATCTGTGAGGTCCCGACGCAAAAAAGCCCGGTCTGATTGCAGTCAGAACCGGGCTGGTGAGGCGGCTGGGATAGTGAGCCGGAAGGTTTGCGCTCCGTTTCCCCACTTCTAGCTATCGCGGCACCGCTCCGATAGCAGGGATGGTGGCAGGATACTCTGACTGTCCGGTAGAAAGGGGTGGACTGCCGCTCCCAAGCCAAGAGCAGTTTTTCGACAGCAGCGGACAAATCGTTGATAATCAGGATTCCTCAATAATCATCTTGAAAGCGCTCATGACATCCAATCTCGACCGCTTTAAATCTGATCTGGCGAAGCTCATCAAGCGCGGTGAGGCGTTGCATATGTCCATACAGCTTGCCTGTTTTCCGGACGACGTCAAATCTAAGGTGAGGAAACAACTTAATGAAAAGACAGACGATTTTATCAATAGCCTTCCATCTTTTGACACGGAATATCAGCGTTGGTATTCGGAAGCTCTTGCGCTTCTACGCCAAGTGTTGCCAGACCGTGTCGCGGATTTTTGCCGCCACTATGAAAAGCCCCGGCCTCGCAAGGACATCAGTTACGAGAACTACAGAATTGAGGATTACCTTCAAGGGCTCAATGTCACTCGCGGCGGCGTTGTTGCATAAATCGAATTTGAAGACACAGGTCCACCTATGATCTTGAATTCAGTCGATACGGACGGAATGCGGGCGAGCGAGAGCCGCCATGCGGTTTGACCATCCGCACCGCCTCCAGCTTGAACTCCAACGTGTACCGCGCTCTCGGATTACCCATTTCTGTACCTCCTTGCTCAAGTTTGAACCCTCAGCAAGGGAGACATTCTTCAGGGGCAACCTCAGTTGACGGCCCGAGAAATCCAGAGCCGAAGCTAGCGTGAACTCTACTTGTACATTGGTCTCGCTGGTCTTCTGCTCCACGATCCACAATTCAATGGGCATGTGTGCTGTCGGATCGGCGCCGGGTTGCCCGTCGAGATACTGGGCTAGTGTCCGATGCCTACGCACCTTTGCACCCGCGAGGTCGGCGAGGGAGATGCACAGAGACGAGACGGAACCGTCAACGTTCGCAACGGTGAGAGTTGGTGCGGGCTGTGAAGCGCTGCCGGAACGCTCGAAGCCCTGCGCAGTAATGGGCCAGGGTGAGAACTCCGCGCCTTGCCACGTAATGGCCCCACTCTGCAAATGCGCGTGAAAGCGGAGAACATCCCCGCCGATGGTCGTACAGTCAACCTCGAATAGCTCAACAAGTGCGCCGGGTTCAAGCTGTTGTACGTCTTCTGTGATGGGCATTGACCTCCTACGTTAAAGCGACTAGGCGTATTCCCATACAATGAAAATGCCTGCCGAGCCGGCCCCACCCTGCGGCGCGATGCCGCTGTTTACGCCTGCTGCGCCGCCGCCGCCTGCGCCGTGACCGGAGGCGTTACCGCCGTTAGAGACGCTGGTCCCGCCGTTGTAAACCACGTTATTTCCCCCAGCGCCGTAAGGCCCGCTAGCGCCTTTTCCTGATCTAGGCGAGGAGCCTGAAAGGGCTACCCCGTCTTCGCCCGTGTATCCGTTCGAGCCGGCTACGTTCGTGCCCGATGGAGCTGCGCCACCGGTACCGCCACCTGCCAAAGCCGCCGCACTGGTAGTAGAGCCACCCGCTGCACCTCCGCTACCTCCGGGAAGAACGAGGACAGAGCCAAAACTACTTTGACCTCCATTGCCTCCCGCTGCGCCGCCTGCACCCGGGGCACCGCCCGCACCGATTGTCACGGTTACGTTGGCAAAGTTCGCCCCTGTAATGAAGGCGCTGCCCCATGCACCACAACCTCCGCCTGCCCCCGCAGAACAGGCTCCCGAAGCGATCGCAGAACCGCCGCCGGCGCCGCCGCCCCCGCAGCCTTCGACAAAGTACGCAGTAGTCCTAGGATCAAATGCGAACGTGCCCGAGGGCGTGATTACGGTTCGCCTTATCAGCGCCCCCTTCGCGTAACTGCCTGCTGCCGAAGCGCCATTTACTCGTGCGTCAGCAGCAGTTGAAGCCACCGTCTGCACAAAAGCAGTTGAAGCGCCTTTAGCGGAGTTATCGTCGGCGGGTGCAGTAGGGAACGTCGGTGCCTGGGTAAATGCAACAACCCCCGTACTACGCGAGATCAGTAGGACGCTATCGATAAAGGCGCCAGCGTCTGAGTAGCGGTCGATAGAGAAATTAGTCCCTGCATTCGATCCACTCTCGGCAACGCTGTTGCCCAGTAGACGCCAACGTAACGAGCCTGCCGTGTAGAAGCTAAAACTGCGATTCGTTCCTGCCGCGTTGTCTGCAATAACCGCGTTTGCTTTTAGATTTACAGCCGCTACGTCTCCCGTAAATACGGCTCCTGACAACGGGGCGCACGACGCGGGGCTAAAGTTGGCGCTATCCCACGGTGTAGCAGTACCGAAAACAGGGCGCTGACCCATCTGTAGGGAGCCGTTAACGCCGTCGATGATGGCGTTAAGTTTTTCCATGCCGGTACGTACGGTGTCCCCGTCCGTAGCCGATGGTGGCGTCCCTAGGTCTACGCGTTGATAGCTCAAGCGCTAAAGACCTCCGTGAATGTAACGTCGAGCTGGTACAAGTCCCCACCCTTGGGGCTGACGGTGTATGAGCCCGCGCGGAATAGACCTTGTGCGCTCAGCGGTGGCGTCCAGAAGAACGACCGCACGCCGAAGAGGCCGTCAAGGAATGACTTGATTGGTGCGATGTATGCGGAGTCGCCTGCAAAGGAAAGAGGCCAGGTATCGGCCCTGTTGTTAATGCCGTTCGCCACTGCCTGCGAGTACCCATCCCCGAACTGAGCAACCCGAGTGGAAAACTTCGTCTCGCCGGTTGGTTCGATCAGCGGAGACCATGTGAAAACTGGGGCTGCTATGCGCACCTCCTTAGATTTGTCCGTACTTCATCTGATAGGCGTACCCGCCTTGGCCGCGCATGTTTTGACCCATGCGCTTGTCTACGAACGCTTGCACGAGTGAATGCAAATCCTTGGCGTCCTTCTCGCTTAGGCCGTCGTTACCCTTGCCGTGATTGACTGTCACGGATACAGGCGTAGTGCCTGCGGCTCGGCCTGCTTGGGTGTCGTCGGTGCCGACGTAGCCACCCGAAGCGAAGTGCGCGACTTGGCCTGAGTTGATGGCCTCAAGCAGCGACCGGTATTTGCCAGTGGCCGCCGCGTTCACGACGAACTCTCCATTCGAGAGATGGGCCGGTACGCTGTCGCTTTGGCCCGTGCCAGGACCGACGACGTGGCCGCCGTCTGCCAGGAACACGCCCGTAGTAGTTGCACCGCCGAAAGAGCCAGCGACCGAGCTAGCGCCGTTAAACGCGGTGCCTGCTGCGGCCCCACCGAACGCCCCACCGAACGCCCCCATCACAGATCCGAAAATCTGCATGGTTGCCTGCTGCATAGCGATCTTGGCGAGGTCGGCCAGAATGGATGCGGTCATGTCCTTGAAGCTGAGCTTGCCCGTCGTAACGAACTGCTCAAGCCCGCTTTGCATGTGCGTGTAGACGGACGTGAATCCTTGGCCCATCGCCTCTGCTGCGGTTTTGCCGTCTCCCACAATCCGCGTCACCGAAAGCTGCATTTGGTCTGTGTAGCTCTCTCGAATCTGGCGGCGCTGCTGCTCGTACTGTTGGTACGCTGCTAGCTCGTCCTCGTACGTTTTTTGGACAACCGCGGTGCGTCGTTGACGCTCCACCTCGTCGCCTTCATTCGGATACTGATCGCGGATGGCTTGAATCTGCTGCTCGTACTGCTCGCGCAGCTTGAGGCGCGTTTGGTACGACTGCGCATCGTCGCGTGACATGAAGGGCGTTTGCAGCGAGGCCGCATAGGACTCTCGCTGCTTCTGTACCGCTCGCTCCTGAGCCGCCTCGAATTTCTCGAATGCGTGTTGTCGCTTGGTGTACTCGCGACTGAGCGCGTCGGTAGCCTGCTGCGTCGCCAGGACATGCGAGGCTTCAATCCGGTCTAGCTCCTGCTGCGCAGCCTGTGCCGCTGCAATGTGGTGCTTCTGCCGGGCGAGTTCTACGCGCTTGCGCTGTATCGCCTCTTCCTGGGCGTACGCCTCGTCGTTGATCTTGATGACGCGCGCGTAATACTCCTGATAGGAGAGGGCGCCCGTATCGAAGTCGGTTTTTGCGCGGGAGAGAGATTCCTTGCGAGTCTCTTCAATGCGCTTGAGTTGGGTCTGTAGCTCCGCAAGCTGCCCGTCTAACGCGTTCTCGTCCTTCTTCTTCGCGCCGGCACCGCCCTTGGCGAAATTGAGTTCTTTCTTTTTGCCGTGGTGATCCTCGCCCGCAATGGGGGCGGTCGGAGTGTCCGACCACAGCTTAGACATGAACGTCGCGTAGTCCGTGCCTTGCTTCTTGAGGTTGGCGTAGCCATTCGCAGCAGCAATGCCCGCAATGCGGAAATTGCCGTGCAATACTTCGTTGGCGGTTACAGCGATAGTCGCCAGTCCTTCGGACAGTTGCTGAAAGCCGACGACTAGTGTCATTGCAGCCGACGTTACCGCGCGGAAGATAAAGAGCACGCCCTTGTAGAAGTCCTCAATCATCGGGCGCATGCTGGCGTTGCCGGAGAACGCCTCGGTAACAGCGATGATCGCGGGCGCAAGCTGTGCCTTGGCTGACAGACTGGCCGCATCCATGCGCGCTTTCGTAGTCTTCAAGTGCTCATCGAGCGCCGCGAGGTGAACGACTAGGTTTTGATCCAGTACCGCGCCGGCGTCCTGAGCATCCTTGCCCAGCGCTCGTAGCGCGTCTCCGCCCTTGTTCAGAAGGGGGATGAGCTTTTCGCCTTCGGCACCGAAAATTTCATGCGCGATAGCTGCCTTTGCCGCACCATCCGCCGAAGCTGCGAACGCGTCCGCGACCTGATACAAGGTCTCCTGCGGGCTCTGAGATTTGAGCTTCTGCATCGAGATGCCGACAGCAGTGAACGCGGCGGCGGCATCCTTGTTGTCATGCAGAGCCTTATTTTGTGCCTGGGTGACTTCCTCCAGAGCCTTTGCGGACTCCTTCGCATCCACTCCTACAGTCTTGGCAGCGTACGACCACTGCTGCACTGTGTCGGTAGACAGACCCGTGACCTTGGACACGCGCTCAACCGTATCGCCATACTCGGCCAGCACCTCCGCCGCGTGTATGGTCTTTTCAATTGCAACCGCGTTGACTGCGACGAAGGCAGCGATAGACAGCGTGGTCTTATTGAATAACTTGCTCAGGCCGCCCGTGCGCTCACCCAACACCATGAGCGAGCCGCCAAACTGCTTGAAGTTGCCTTGCGACAACTCGTGCATAAGCACCATGATTTCACGGCGGGCACCGTTGGTCGCAAGGTTAAAGTGATCGGTCTCCTTGGAGGCTTCGGCAATCGCTTTCACGTGCCCTGACATTGCCGAGCTAATGCCCAAGGACTCAGCCCGCATCGCTGCAAGTTCGGCCTTGGTCTTGCCTGCCGTGGTCGCCATGCGGTCCATCTGCGCGACTGCTGATGCAATCGCATTTACCTGCTTGGCGGTAGCGGCGCCGGACTCTTCTAGTGCTTGCTGGAAAGCCTCTTGTCGGGCTTTCGCTTGGTTGACGGTGCCGCCGTACTGATTGAGTCGATCCCGGGCCTTCTCAATGGCCGTCGTCAGGCCCGAGGAATCGCCCGTGATCTTGATCGATGTTGTTCTATCCGCCACGCTCTAACGCCTCCAATATCTTCGCCTCTGCGGTCTGTAGGGCCTGCTCCTTTTTTGCGTCGAAGGAAGGGCGAATAAACGGGCTTGCCGCCATCTTTGACGTGCCGTATTCGAGCCAGCGGGCCACGTCAGCGAGGCGCATACCGGGCTTGCCGTTCTTGCGGTTTCGAGCCCGGCCAATGAAGGTCGTTATGTAGGTGGCAACGACGCCTGTACGTGATTCCTCAGGGACGTACGCGACAGTCACGCTGCGCGACAAGTCGCCCGTGCGTCGAGGCGCACGCAATACGACTTCCTGCTTGAAAACGGTGGCCGCAGCCGCGATTGCCTGACGCAATGCGGACTCACTCGCCGCGCTCTCCGCCCCCTTCAACAGGTCGGAAACCGCGTCCGGGTTCTCTACGGAGAACGAATTTTTTGCCATGCTTCTTTGCCTCCGCGAGGTTCACACCGAATAGCGCTGCCACGGCTTCCGCAGGAGGCGGGCCGCTAGGTTTCTCTTTCTCTTGAGCCCACGGAACGAAATCGATAGGGGCGAAGGCGGGGACGTTGGGGCCGCGATTGACGTTAGCGATTACGCTGGAGACGATGCCTGTGCGTAGGTCTTCGACGCGATCCCCGAAGGGCTCCAGCGAATAGAAGGCGATCCACTCACCAAATTCCGCCGAAGTCATGGCGCGCTGTAGTTCGTCAACAGTGCGCCCGAGTTTTAAAGCCAGCCGGAACCACATCAAGCGCTCCGGGCTGGCCTTCAGTTTTTTGCTGCGTCTGCCTCGGCCTTGGCGCCGATGCGGTTAACCTGCATGGCGATTTGGGCAACCGCGGTTAGTGCGTTGGCGTCCGTATCCCGCAGCGCCCGCACATCCTCGGCAGAGAACATGGGCGTATGGTCGTCGTTTACGACGGTCGCGGTGACAATGGCGGCCTCAAAGTGCGAATTGCTCTTGTCGCCCGCTTCGACGATGCGAAAGAACTCGTCTCGTGCGGCGCCCGTCATTACGCGGAACTTCAATACGTCACAGAGGACCGGCACAAGGTGCTCTTTCACCTCTGCACGTGCGGCCTCAAAGAACTTAGCTTTATCCATGCTGCTCCTTGAAAGGGTGGGCCTGAGCCTCTCGAATCAATCGTTCAATCTCGGGGCCAGCGTTGCGGCGTACTTCGTTCATCGCGGCGCTGACAGCGGCTTCTAGCCAGGCGGGAGACTGCGCAGACAATTACGCAGCCGGGGTCACGGTAATGTCACCCGTGATTTCTAGAACGATGTTGCCCTTGTACACAGAGTCCACCTTTGCACTGATCGGGAATTGCATAACGAAGGCCATGAAGACCAGCGTCGAGCCGTCCGAGAGCGTCACGCGAAAGCCGGTGAGTGCGCCCGACTTCTTCGCGGTCAGCAGCGCCATATGGGAGGGCTCTTTGAGGTTAATGTCCGTCGCCAGCGTCACCGATCCCCAGTCTTGCAGGCCGAGGATCTTCTCTTTCGCAGTGCTGCTCAGGGTCGTGGTGTCAATCGCAGTCGCCTTGCCGTCGAAGCCGCTAATGTCGGAGACGTTGGTAACTTGCGTGTAGGTCGGAGTGGCACTGCCCGACGAAATTTCAATCTTGGTGCCCTGAGCGCTCAGGGCGGTGGACGTCGTGTTCGACAAGTAGTGAAGTCCTTATGAATAGGTAACGGAGAAGTCGAGACGAGAGCCATAGAGCAGCGTGTCCGACTCGTAGGAGCTGGTGGGGGCGCCGATGGGCACAGCGCGAGTGGGTGGGTTGGCAAGAAGCGCGCGCACTTGCGCCATGACTGCGGAGGCTTCCGCGCGGGTGTGTGCCCACACGTTGAGTTGCATGCGTGCGTTGAGCGTCTGCGAGACGCCATCGAGCGATGTGTAGTCGTTACCGCCGACCGCCTGATAGGTGATCCAGGGGGCAGGCGTTCCAGGGGGTGCGAGATCGGGGAAGACGTTGCCTCCCACGAGAGCGGAGAGCGCGCCGTAGACGATGGATTCCGCGGTCGCCACTACAGGGCCTCCGCGTTTTCAGTGCACGCAAGGTCTGTGTACTCCCGGCGATCAACGCCAGGAAGAACGGACGCGACGTGAAAGACGACACCCTGTGCGATTGCGCGGTCGCCGGCGAGTACGTCAGTGCGGTAACGGATGCGAATGGACGCCGTGCCCTTATCGAGCAACGTACCGCCCTGTACACGGCCGATACCGGAGATTTGCCGGACGCTGCCCCATACAGAGGCGTACTCTGTCCATGCGTTGAGCGGTTGGCCGGTGGTGGGGTCTCTGCCGGATGTTTTGCGTTGGAGGGATACCTTGTTGCTCAGCGAGCCTGCACGTACGCTTTTCTTACGTGTTGTTCGGGAGCCGCTACGCGCCATTAGAACGGCTGGAACTGCCCAAGGAACTGGATGTACTGGTCTGGCTTCATTTGGAGGGCGACAGGCTTGTCGCTGGCATCCTTTACGGTGATGGCCACTTGCGTACCCTCGTCCGTGCCGACGTGTTGTGCACCGACTGCAGCGGCCTGTCGAGCAGGCTGCGACATGATCGCCCGGTAGGTTTGACCGAGCGTTTGGTACTGGTCATAAATCGAAATTGTGTTTGCTCCTTATGCGAGTGCGGGCGTTCGGTCCCGCGCCAGGATGGACGTAACAGCGGGGCCGATGGGGTCGCTGTCTCCCTCGCGGTCTTCAAACATGCACGCGAGCACCAACAGCGTTGCTGACTGGATGTGCGGAGGGAACGGGGCAGACGCTCCGTCATACGGCCACGGGTTGGGCCATTTCAGGTAGCTAGCGACAATCGCAGAGGCGCCAGGAATGATCGTCGTTGTTAGCTGTGTATCCGAGTCGCTATCTGCAATACGCAAGTGGTCTTTGGCCTGCTGTAGGGACACGATGGGCGTCATGCGTTTGCGTCCTCCAGGTCTTGCGCGTTGCTGTCGTTGCCTTCTTCCTGTGGGTCCGTCTGCGGGCCGCTCGCAGCGCTCTGTGCAAATGGGTCGCTAGCGTCACGCTTTGCGAGTGCCGCAAGGCTGAAATTCTGCTGTTGCAGGTATGGCGTATCGCCGCCCGGTTTCGGTGGTAGGCCGACCGTTGCGCGTGCCTCGTTGGGTGCCATGTAGCCAGCGCCCACCGCTTGTGCGTTTGCTGCATGCCGGGCAGTCTCGTCCATGCGCATAAGACCAGTAAGGTCGAAACGCAGACCCGCGAGGTCAGGCACTGAGAAGGCGTCGTCTAGCAGTTGCTCCACGGCCTCTAGGTAGTACTGCAAGCAATCCGAGTAGTACATAGACTCGTAGATTGCCGAGCTATTGGCGGTGCGTGCGCCTGTGTCTAGGCCGATCTTATGGCCAGGGACATGGAAGCATCGCGCTACGTCCTCGGCAGTCCATTTAAGCTGCTCGATAGTCTGTGCATCGGCGCCCGTCATGGTCATAGCCGAGTACTTGAGGTCGTCGCCTGCCACCAGTAGCTTGCCCGCATTGTTCCCGCTGTAGCCCTGTTCAATCTGCTGCTTGAGGCGTGCTGCCGTAGCGTCCGAGATTGCGCCCGGGGCAGAGAGGATGCCGGAGGGCCGTGCAGCGTTCGAGAAGAAGGCAGCAGAGTTGGTCGAGATCGCGCTAGCCAGCGTCGCAGAGGCTGCGCACGCCGCAATAGGAGTCATACCGATAAGCGGATGCCACGATGTAATGCCCCGGTCGTGGATAACGTCACGAGCAGGGAACACTACAGACTCCATCGGACTCACTTGCAGCGGTGACACTGTGCATTGATAGAACACCGAGCCGTCCGGAGCCACGAGAGGCACGACGTAACGCGGATTTAACACGTCCATCTGCACGACAGCGCCCGAGGAATTGCGGGAGAGCAGGATGTACGCGTTACCGTACGTGAGCTTGCTACTCAACCAATTCTTGAAGAACTGGAGCCGCGTTTGATACGGGTTAGGCTTGCGTAGCACGCCCGTGAATCGCGGGGCGCTGTACTCCTGCCACACGCCATCCTGCAAGCGCACAGCCTTGATTCTTAGCTTGGCAACGTCCGAGCTAATCAGGTCTACGCAAGAGAACACCGCCGACGAAGCAAGCATCCCGTCTCGCGTGACTAGCGTTTGGTTTTGCTGCCATGCGCCTGTGAAGGGCTCTTTGACGAAGCCCGCAGCGCCGGGTGCTCCGATAGCTACCGCACCCGTAGCGGCCTTCGGGCGCTTCCGGGACTGTAGGAATCCGAGCAACCCCATTAACTAGCCCCTTGAGGCTTGCGGGCGCGCTTCGGTTTGTCCTCTACGACCTCACAGAGACCGAGCAGGACGAAGTAGTTAGCTAGTTCGGTGTCGAATTCTCGTTCGTCACCTGCTTGCATGGGTACGAGCAAATCCACATACCGGAGCGCTCGCACCGTAGTTTTGTTACTGATAAGGAAAGCCCTCCGGTATAGAGAAAGAAAAGCCCCGCCGTAGCGGGGCCGAGTTACTGCGGAGGATTACGAGCCGTACGATGCGCCCGAAATGTACTGAGCGCACAGGCCGGGGCGGCGCGATTGCCAGTTGATGAACTGGCCGATCTTCACGGCAACCATGTTGTTTTGGAACATGGAGACCGGTTGAGCCGAGGTCGCGCCAGCCGGGTTGCTGTCCATGATGATGGACGCTTCCGTGCTGATGTCGATGTCCGGGCCTGCGTCTTCCGACAGGTAAATTTCGTCCGGCACAATCAGGACGATCACGTTGCCCGAAAGGTTGTTCGACGTGAGGACCGGGTAGCCTTCCAGCGTGCCGCCGTCCTTGTCGAGGTCAGGGAAATACTTATTGCCCAGGGCGTTACGCATTGCGCCGATAGCGCGAGCACGTGCCGGCGACATGAGCAGGTAAGCGCCCGAGAGGTCGACGTTAGCCGCGATCAGCGGGGCATCCAGTTTCTGAATATCCGCAATCAGGCTAAGGGCGTCGTTACCCGAGGCAGTGACGGCGGTAACGCCATTCAGCATACCGGCCGGAGACACGTTCGCCACAGCGGCGTTAGTCGACAGGAAGGACAGGTCGAGGCCCTTTGCCAGTGCCTTGAGCATGTCAGCCTGTACCAGAGCTTCCGCAGCCGGATTAGAGAAGCGGATGAGTTCGTCTGACATAACGGCGATGCCGTACGCCTTGGCCCACGTCAGGAAAATCTTGTCGAAGCCTGCCGACGTAACCGCAGCCGGATTTGCCTCGCCGACCCAGCCGGTCGAAGTACCTTGCGTATGAGACGAGATGCGGACGTTAAACGGAGCCTTGCGGAGGTTCAGGCGGCCAAGGATGGTCTTCGGGTACAGCAACTCAATAAAGTCGCCCGCGTACTGTTCCGGATAGATCAGGTTGCCAGCCCACGCAGCGACCGTCGTGGTGCCAGCCGATACGGCGGCCTTCACAATGCCGTTGACCACAGCGTCATCTTTGTAGTGCGTTTCGGCCAGCGTCTTAGCGAGCGGGAGATTGCCCTTAGCCTTCGCCAGCACCATTGCAGTACGCGTGAACGCCGAGCCCTGCGGAGCGTTGGTCTTCACGGTGATACGCGCATTGTCCGGAACGGTGACGCCCTCGGCGGTCGGCACGACTACTGCGGTTGCTGCGATGCTCTTTTCGGTCTCCTTCAGGAGCGCCAGCTTCGACTCTGCCGAGGCGATTTCTTTTGCAATCGCGTTGGCTTGGCCGACTTCTTCATCGGTGATTTCTGCGCCCTTTGCGACGACCAAGGCGTTACGCGCGGAGGTCTTTTCGGCAATCTGTGCTTGCAGGGCCTTGATTTGTTCGGAAATGGTCAATGCGATCCTTATTGGAGGAAGTGGGAGACAGGGAGAAGCAGGGCGCGGACGCGCGGCGCTTCGGGTTGGGCTTCCGGGGCTGCTTCGCTGCCTTCCGGTTGCTGCGTGGGCGGGTCCTCGCCCGGTACTTCCGCCGACGCGCCCGCGTCGTCGTTAAGTTCTTGCAGGCTCTTGAAAGCCGTAATCACGGCCTCGGGATTGCAGGGGATGGTGACGAGCGATAGCTCGTGTACTTCCGCTTTCGTGAAGTCCAGACCGCCCGCTGGGTTAGCCTCGTACTCCTGGGGAGAGAAGCCGATAGATACGCCCTTGATTAGCTTGGCCTTGACGCTATGCCACGCCTCGTCTGTCCGGTCCTTTACGGTGCCGGGTTCGTCCACCTTGGCTACCTTTGCCTTGAATGGCAGGCCCTTGAGAGTGGGTGCGCCAAAGGTTGCGGTACCGACCGGCTCTGCGTGCTTGTGGTGCAGCAGTAGCGGGACCTCTTTTGCGAACGTGAGGCCCAGCGGTTTAATGCTGTCCTTCACGCGGTCGAGGGTGGGCGTCGATGCAATGCCCTCAATTTCTCGGGCTTCCTCGTCAATGCCTTTGATGACGATGGCTGAGAACGCCTTAACGGTCATGTGTCAGAGAATGAATAGTTGGTATGTCCTCTCGGGTTCAACATCGCTGGCAGCAAGGACAGTCGCGCCGAATGCCATAGCCAGGGCTACGAGCCCGTCGATACGGCCCGTTGCTTTCTGCTTGTCTAGCTTTCGGTTTCCGCTTGGGTCTTTGCTCGTGATCGCGTTAGCTGCGCACATCGTTAGTACGGGGTTGTTGTCGTGCCAGACGCGCCCGTTGACTAGCTCCGACTCCAGCGCATCGAGCGCGGGGGAAAAATCCTTGTAGCCCTGCCCGTGGGGGACGAGCGGCAACAGGCCGCCATCCTTCGCGGACGTGTCGGCATCGATGCCCAGGTCTTTGAATTCCTTCTTAAGGAGGTCGATGCGCCAGCGGTCATAGGCGATGCTGTGCACGTTCAAGCCGTCGCAGATTTCCAGAATGTCGCGGGCTACGTACTCGTAGTCGACAGTGCGGCCCGGCGTTGTTCTGAGGTAGCCCTGTTCTGCCCACACGTCGTACGGGCTGCGGTCACGTTTCGCGCGGTCGCGCAGGCCCTCGGCAGGCGTCCAGAAGTACGACCGAGCAACCCACTTGCCACCTACCTTGCCAATCAGCACGAGGGCTGTAAGGTCGGTGCGGCTTGAGAGGTCGAGACCGCCGAACACCTGTGTATCCGCATCGAATGCCTGGGGCTCACCAGCACACGACAGCCACACGTCCCGAGATACGAACGGAGCGACAGTCGATACGCGCTGATTAAGAATCAGGTTACGGAACGTGTTTTCGACCGAGGGCATGCGCATAGCCTGCTTGGCCTGTTCCTCCACGTCCTTAAGACTACGGAAGACGCCGAGAGCGGGGTTAGCTGCTGCCCAACCGTCACGATCCATAAGGCCCGCATCCTGGGGCGCCGCGTACAGCCGACAGACAATGTGCGGGTCTTTGCTGCTGATCGCGTCGTCAATCCATACCGAGAGCAAATCCGCATCGTTGGCGGCCTGCGTCGAGATTGCGATAAGCAGCGGTTCGGCGTGCGCACCTTGCGACGTGGTTACAGCGTCGATAAAGTCGTCTTGCGGGCCGCGAATCTGGCCTATCTCGTCAAGGATGGCGAGGACCGGGGACAGCCCATGCGTGGTCTTTGCTTCCGCCGATAGCGCCTTGTATTCGACGTTGAGCGGTAGCCCGATGAGCTTTTTACCCGAGGGATTGATGCGGACTAGGGGCGCAATCTCTGGCGAGAGTTGCACCATCTTGGCCGCGAGGTTGAACACTAGGCCAGCCTGATCACGCGACATGGCGCCGCTGACAATCTGGCTGTTTAGCTTGGCTTCCGGGCCGATGAGGTGGGCCAGGAGAATGCACGCGATTACCGCGCTCTTGCCGTTCTTCCGGGCAATGCTGAGATACGCGCGCCGCGTCCCGTGCGGGTTGTCGTAGACCGCGAGAATAAACTCCCGCTGGAACTCTTCAAACCGGATGGGCTGGCCGACTAACGCGCCCTCGGGTACACGTAGATACCGCTCGCAGAACGCAATTACTCGCTCTCCGCGTGTCTGCGGGATGGTTGCCTTGCGTGGACCTGGGCCTTGTACAGGCCGGGTCCTCACTGAAGCGTCAGGCCAGGAATAAGGGAGGCCCCCTCGGAGGCCATGGCAGCCCCTACAGCGCCGCGTTGTTGCTGTTCTGTACCCAGCTTGTTACCTGCGTCCCTGGAGCGCCCTTGCGTCGCTTCTGCGTGCACATGGAGGCATCGGGAGAGGGCCACCGCGCGACGCGATAGGGTTTCTAGGAGCGCATGCCGGGGATTGGCTACGGGAGTACCCCGCGCGTTCTCCAGTACGTCGCCCTCGTCGTAAATCTCTGTGTGCAGCCGTTCAATGTCGGCTTGGGTGCGGGCCAGATTCGCCGCAAAGGCTAGGTCTGCATCGTTCCATGTGTCAGCCGCTCGGGCCTGGACAATGGCATTCCAGAAGGGGAAATCTTCGTCCCGCAGCCGGATATGGGCCGGGGGCTGAATCGGGCCAGAGATGGCCGCTTGTGTGGCTGCTACGGCTTGCGTAGTGCTATCTGAACGCTTGCGCGCCAT